AGGGCAAAGTTCATTGACTCTAGGTAAACTCCATCAGGTCTAGAGATGACCAATAGGAGTTCTGACTGTAGGAAGTCTGCGTTCAGAATTGTAGTGTTTGAATCAAAGGTAAACTTCGACCAGGCACTCTGAAGCTTCTCTGCACCAGACCAGAAGAAGCGATACACATATAGTGCATTGCGTTCATTCGCTGTAAGGGCAATCAAAGTGTCCTCGTTAGGAGCACCAGTCAGCTTATAGACACCTGAAGGAATGTACTTCGGAACATGACCAGTTACATCTAGAGAGTCATAGTTGAAGTTATTTGAATCAGGGAAGTATTCACGAACCTGAGAGAACTCATCTTTATCTGCAATGAAGTAGATGTTCTTGCCGATACCCACAGGTTTAGCCTTGATGTTACAAGGGAACTCTGTAGTGACCTTCACCGAGATATTCTTAGGGGTGAGGGTATCTGTATCGTCAATCAAGAACTGAGTTTGCTCCGAGAAGATCACGAGCTGTCTATTGAAGCCAATAGCATGTTTAAGATTAGCAACCTTGGTGTGAGCTGTAGTCACATCAATACGGTCATCATCTAGAAGCGTAGTGACAGTCTTAGGGTAGAAGTTGAACGGTTCCCCATCTTCACTCATAGAGATGGACTCATCACATAGGAAGCCTAAGCGGTTCCGGTAGAAGAACACATCAGAAATTGGCTTGCCCACAAACGATGGGTCAGCTGCTGAAGTGGTATCACCTACAGTTCGCTGCTTCCATGTTGGAGAGAAGAAGTTGAATGAACCATCAGAGGTGCGAACCAATGTCCACGGCATGGTGTCATCATAGACACCTACAGGGACTTCTGACGCCACACACTCTTTCCAAACACCTGTACTTCCATCTGACTCATCCCATTGGGCGTAGTAGCCCTTGCTATTGCTGCTGGGATCGCCTTTCACCTTAATGACGAAGCCATCAATTCCGCTTTGTGTAGGAAGATCATTGAAGTATTGAACTTCCTCCTTGATGCAGAACATTGAGTTTCCGTTGAAGCCATCCTCTGAGCGTATCTCAAAGTCAGCCTGACTATGGAAGTGAAGGACGTTACCAACACGTTGTAGCGTGATTGTCTTGTCTGTGTTTACTGCAACAAGGTTTGGCTGGACTTCAGTGGTCTTGAATGCAACACTGAATGTTGTACCAGAAACAAGGGTAGGTTTCATTGGAACCTTGTTCACATAGATTACAGTGTTATCAACAGTTGAACCTGAAGGTAGCGTGAATGTGGCACCAGTGTAGTAGGTCGTGGTGACCATTGAGTATCCATAATTATAGCCACCCCAATAACTACTGGTAGTGTTCGTCTGCTTGTATTCCTGCTTCTGGTATGATGCCCATGTAACACCAGTAAGGGTCTTTCCTAGAATTGTGTTTGTATAAGAAGTTGCAAGTTGAGTTGCGATATAGGTGGTATCAATGTTAGCAGTATGACCAGGACTACCACCGTCTGGTGTGGTGTATGATGCTACAGAAGTGCCATTTAGAAAGATCTTGTAGGTCTTTCCATATTGCCCACCTTTGATATTCACCAGAGCCTCATAGGGTCTCTTAGGAGTCTTGAGTCTGTTCCGTTGAACCTTGACGGTCTTGTTCACGATGAACGTATAGTCAGCCACGGTTGTCGCTGAGAAGTCCTTAGCTGCATTTGTAGAAGCCAGGTAACCCTTACCTTCAGGGAAATTCACTGTCTGCTCTACACCAGCAAGGTTGAATACTTTAAGATCACCATCCCGAATGATGACCACATACTGTTCACTCAGATCTCTATTGATTGTGTGAAGGAAGGCATTGGTCAGAGGGGTGTTGATGATCTTCTTAATGTGTTTCGTAGGCGGTCTCTTCTTCAACCCTTGTGACACCGTAGACAATCCGTTCTCTTGAACAGAACCTTGAGAGTTCAAGCGGAGAGTAAAGGGTTGCTGCGAGACACCGTTTACAAAATTGGGAATGGCTGAAGAGATGAGAGATTCCATATTTACCTATCTAAAACTCGCATGACTGTGTAATTGCCAGTCAAGATATTATAATCAGCCGTCTTCGACTCGTACCTGCGGAGAGCCATACGTGCTCTCATTTCGTCTTTCTCAGTGAATGTTCCGAGAACCTGTGAACCAACAACACGCTGCTGGAATACACGAGCAGAGCGAATGGTTACGTAATGACGAGCAGCTTGAGGAAGTTCTTCAAACGGCAACAGAAGTACAATGTTACACTTAATTGCACTGTCAAATTCATAGGTGTGATTGATGCGGTCATACAGGCGATTGCCTCGGATCGCTACATCAACACGAGTATCTTCAGCGTCAACCTCGATGCAATTCTCGGGGACGAAGATTTCCTTAGAAGGATAGGCAGGGGTCAACTCAAAGTTTGTTTCGACGTTGAAGTGCCAGCCTTCTTCTTGGACTTGTATCGAAACCTCATTGAGGATCTGACGAGCAATAACAGCATCAGAAACGCCTGAAGCGGCTTCGATAGAGTTGATTGGGGATTCCCCAATTGTTCCTAGCATGATGTTTACGGCATCAAGCTCAGTTGTTTTCTGGAGCAGCATTGTGACCTCGTAGAATAAAAAAAAGGGGAACCCTAATGAAAGAGTTCCCCTGAGTATTACTAAGCTGTCTTCAATTCAACAGCAGCAACTGGGCGAAGGATACCATGACCCATAGCATACTTAGCTACCATCAAAGTGCCCTGACGACGGATGTCATATTCTGACTCCATGCCAAGATCCATCAACTTAACAGTACCTACAGCAGACTTGTGAGTTACGACACCAACAGTGTTAGTGAACGCACCAGCGTACTTGTTGTCAGTACCAGCAGCAACGGTACCGTTAGCAACAGTAGCACCAAATGGAGCATGGTTAGTCTTAACAACATTCAAGCCAGCAACGCGTAGCACCTTAGCACCAGCGTATTCACCTTCACCACCCCAGAAGCGGTTCATGATCTTAGTGTTCTGAGCCAAGAGGTTATAAGCCTGTGGGTTCAAGAATACGTTACGATCTTCTTCAGGGATGTTCTGTTCGTCCAACTTCTGAGCAGCTGCGAACAAGCCAGCAACAAGTGCTTCACCAGTAGTGTCGCTCAAGAGAGTTGCAGAAGTTACAGAACCACCACCAGCTTCACCAGTAACAGGAGAAGTGCCACGAGCTGCAAGGATAGCAAGCTGAAGCTTATGCTTGTCCATCTGATATGCTAGAGCGCGACCAATCTCTTCGCTGTACGGAGCACGTACATCGTAGTGGTTCATTGCTTCTTCAATGTTAGAGATGAACGCATGGCTGATCAAAAGATCATCAATGGTGATTACACGCTCGTTATGAGGAAGAGTAGAGCCAACGATCTCGTTGCCTGGAGTGTGGTATTCAGCACCGATTTTGCCCAAGATAGGGAACTGTGCAGACTTACCAGATGCGATGGTACGTTCTTGGAACTTACCTTCAGTTACGTTTGCTTCTTTGAATGAAGTTAGAACTTCACCAGCGAAGACTTTAAGAAATAGAGCTTTACGATCGCCAGAGCTATTAGCCTGGCCGATACCTGAAACAGTAGCGTTAGCCATAATTATATTACCTTGTGTGGATTTAAGAAAGTTAGAGAGCACTTTCTAGAACCGGACACACAGTCACGAGATTGTCTCCCTCAGGAGGTCAAGGCGTGTTATCTATTCTTGAAATTGCAACACCACCGCAATGAATGCAGTGTGGATGTTTTCTTAAGATCACAAGGAGAAGCCTCCCCAGGGATACCTGAGGAGGGCTTTGAATTACCTACGTTCTAGTTCAATGATGTATGTGCCAATGGCAGTGGCATCCTCTTTCGAGAAACACACAGAGCCATCAGCTTTAGTTGTTGCTTGGAGGGTTGGCTTCGTTGGAAGCTTGAGCCGCTCCGTCGCTAGACTTTGACATCCCACTAAAGTGATCATTGAACCAATCACCAGGAGAGTCTTCCAGCTTATCACGTTCATGTTGGGAGATCTCCTGTTCACGTTTGGAGAGCCATTGGGCAAACAGAGCAAGCAGCTGATTGAAGATGCTGGCTACTATCGTCCACATGACTACTTCACAGTGTCAGGGAAGAACGTGCCAATGGCACCAATGACCGCCAAACCTAGAGCTGAAATTGCAGCAATCTGGTCAGGCGAGATACCAATACCAGCAGCAGTGACTAGAGCCGCTAGGCCACGCCAAGTGCTAGATTCGCTAAGGCGAGTGTAAACGTACTTAATCATATAGGATCCTTTAAAATACAGTAGAGCGAGAAAGCTTATTCTGGACAGCTGCACGATATGCAGGGTCGTTCTTATAGCGAGGGTCTCGCATTGCCTCAGTTAGCTGGGCAGTAGACTCAAAGGCATCCTCAGCACCAGCCTTGCCACCACCAATGGTTCTCTTAGGATCTGAGCCATTAGCTGCGGAGTAGCGAGTAGAGAGGCCTAGGACTGCAAGCTTGGCCTGGTTGATATCACCTGAGCTGACTGCACTATTGAATGCGGTAATCTCATCAGGGGACATGTTGGACTTCGCCCAAGTGACCATCTGATTGTACTGGGCATCACCACCAACTTCACCCTTAACAGCAACTTCAAATTGAGTTGCACGAGCTTTCTGGCCTTCAATGTACTGGTCAACGATATCTTTCGTTAGGCCAGCCTTCTCAAGTTCAGCATAGCTCTCAGGGGTTAGTTCACCCCTCTCAGAGAACTCGTTAGAGAACTTAGAGAGATCTAGACCACGCTCTGAGAGTGCCTTGTTGGCATCGTCTGGTGTAGCATCAGCTGGGGCAGGGGTATCTGCAGGAGGCGTATCAGCATTAGGTTCAGCTGGCTTGCCAATCTTTGATTCCAGTTCAGCGTAGGCCTTAGCCATATCTTCAGCAGACTTGAATTTCTCTGGGAGCCACTTAGGGCGATCCTCAGGTTCTGTTGCATCAGTAGCAGGAAGATCATTATCAGTAGGGATCTGGGCAGACTTATCTACCAGATCTATCATTGCCTGATCATGACCATCGGGAGATCCAGGTGTCGGATCACTTTTAATAACAACGGTATCTGTCAATTTTAGTCCTTAATAGTCGACCAAAACCATGCCAGTCGAGTAGACTCGAATAAGCTTCGCTTTAGGATCAACTTCAAATTTCACTTTATCAGCACCTTCGCCAAAGTATTGGACTTCAGGTTTTGCTGACTTGTCTGTTGCTGGTGCATCTTTAACACCAGGTGTTACTGGATTTGCATTTGCCACTATTCGGTTCCTTGTTCGTTAGTCATGCCCTGTTGCATCATCTGACCAACCTGGTTGATTGCAGGAGCAACACCCTGTTGAGCCATAGCCATCATCTGAGCTTGCTGTTGTTCCTGTTGAATATCTTCTTCAGATTTCACCAAGCCCTTCATGTCGATGCCAAGAGCCGTACCTCTACGTGTTAGGTAGTCGCCCATGTTGATACGTGCCATCAACTCTGGGACTTGGAGTAGCGGCTGGATAAACGCATCAAGCTTGTTAAGGTCATTGCCACGGCCTAGTGCTTCCATACCTGTAACAATCACAGGCTTCACGGTACCCTTAGGCAACACAGGAAGCTTCTTCTTACGTTCCATCGCAAACATAATGCGGCTCACCAATGGGAGCTGGAACTCAAGAGATAGGATAGAGTAGATACCACCAAGGGCAGACTCTAGCTCACCAGCCATGTAGCGAATTTCTTCAGCTGTTACACGGTCACCGTTACGTTGAACTGCAGAGTTCAATAGGAAGGCATAGGACAGACGGTCGTTGATCTGAGAGATAGTCTCAAGGGCAACACGGAAGTCATTGTACTTGCCTAGCTGTAGGACAGAGACATCAGCCTCAGTACCTTCAACCACAGCACCATTGTCAGCATTAGCCACAGTCTCTTGGCTGGTGGTACCGTTAGGGTTCACCATAAAGAGGACTTTAGCTGCAGCTGCAGAGCCTTCCACGATAGCCTGAGAAAGACCTTCAAGTGACTTGATGTCACCTAGGTACTCTTCAACATAGCCTCGTCCGTAGTTCTCACCGTCAATCTTGATAAAGCGGATAGGGATCCAAGGGGTCTTATCCTTAGGATACTTTCCTTCAGATCCAGGGATGATCTTACCTTTAACTTCCTGGTAGGTCTCCCATTTGCCATCTTCAAGATAGACACGAGTGTAGATATCGCAGTTCTTGTTATCACCCTTCTTGTATGAGTCCTCGCTGTACCCCAACATCTCTTGGACATCTTTGGGTAGCGTAGAGTGTGCAACGGTTTCCTTCACAACAATGTCTAGGACATTGCCCATAGGATCACGCTGAACCACGAACTTCTCTAGAGGGAATACACGCATACCACCTTCATCAGGTAGGTAGCACAATACATTGCCACTAACGATCAAGTGCTTGAGGGCTTCGAATGCTGATACACGTATTGCACCAGCTTCAATCTCAGACTGAACTGCACGTTCAATCTTATTCAGACCTTCCTCAACATCAGCTCTCATACCTTCTTGCTTCGTGAGCTGCTCAAGAGTGAAGTCATCAATCTGTAAGCGGAAGAAAGGAGAGTTAGGTGGGAACAGAGCCAATAGAAGCTTGGATGCCAGGTTGTTTACACCACGAGCACCCACGCCTTGGTATGGCGTAAAGTATTTAGTAGCAGCTGAACTGCCAGCTGGAGGGATTAGAGTAGGGAGAGTGTACTTAGACGCATCCCTTGCTCTGTCGAGAAACATAATCTTCACACCCTGGAGTCTACCGTAAATGGCAGCAGCAGAGCCTTCACTCTGTTCGTGCTTTAATTCGTTCAGTTCTTCCATAAATGCCCTTTATACAGGAATGTTCAGACCACTCCCGACAGTGCCGTCTGAGTTGATTGTCTTGTCGATCCTCAGAGCTGCACGACCTTTTGCCTTACTACCTGTCTCAGAATCCGTTGGAACGATTTCCAAAGGCTTCGGAGGAGGTGGAGGAGGAGGTGGAGCTGCAGGAGGAGGTGGTGCTTTAGGTTTATCTCCGCCACCGCACATAGTTAGTTCTCCAATATATTTGATTGTTGTAGGTTGAACTGAGAGCGGAGAAACCTCACAACCTGAACATTGCCAAAGGCGATCCTTGGGCATACTGCTGGTTCGGGTACTCGGTCTGGGAAACGCTTCTCTAGTTCATCAATGAGTTCTTTTGAAACTATAGGAAATCTTTTAGTTTTCATTAGGTATCTTCCAAGTGGGCAACCAAAGGAGGAAGGCCAAAACCTTCCCCCATCTGATTATTTAATAGGACATGCTCCACCAGCACACTCTTGGCTTTCCATCTCTTCCATTGTGTTCGCCTGATCTAACTCAAGAGGCACAATTCGGGAGACGTACTCGTCATAGTCAGCCTTGGTCACCACCTCTTGTGGGAGGTATAGGTATCCTAGGTCTTTAGCTGTCTTGGTGGGGTCTGCTCGGAACAAGAAGCTCACACCTACGTAGACTTCCCAATTGTCCATCAACCAATCAACGATGGCTGGAACCTCATCTACAGAGTAGGAGATCGTTGCCGATACGTTTTGCTGACACCAGTTCTGCATGAGCATCTTGTATCGCTCAAGCTGACTAAGGGCAGTCTCTAGGTTCACCTCAAGAACTACGGGTTGACCGTTGATCTCCTTGGTCACCTTGGTGAATGGCACATCATCCCACTTCACAGGGAAGGTGATGAGGACTGAGCTATCATCTGTAGGGTTGTCAATCACACGGTAGCCACTAGCCCTGCAAAGAGGAACCAGAGGATCGTGCTTGGAGAAATTCACATTGTTGAAGATGTATTTGCCAAGCGGCTTGTGAACACCTTCAGTGGTGTCCATAATCTTCGATAGTGTCCCACTCGGTTTGACTGTCGTGACGTTCTTTGGGCGCGGTAACCCAAGCTCATCAGCCATTGAGAAAGCTCCTGAAGTAGCTGTTCTCTGCAACTCTGTATAGTCATAACTACCCAGGTCTGGTCTCCGCACGATACCCGTAAGACCCACCCCACATAGTCGTAGGAACTCGTTGTTGAGATGCCAAGATTCCTGGAGGATACCATCTCGGAGATCAACACAGGTCTGCCTGTAGTTAGCCCTGGCTGCAAGATGGATTGCCCGTCTGAGACCCGAAGAATCGCCTTTGAATTTCCCAACATCTACCTCCGTCAAATTACAGAATGACTTGTTGCCCAACAGGATCTCGGCACATGGGTTACACCCCTTGAACCAAGGTGCTCTCTGAGCTGCAGTCTGACCATTGATGAAGCCAGGTTCTGAACCACCAGCTTCAACCATCATGTCAAAGATGTGCTGGAGTTCTGCACGAGTAGGCTTTGTCTTGAAGAGTAGGGAGTTATTGGACTGTGCACGTTGTGGATTGTTTACCCACCAGTCCTTTTTAGCTACCGCAAATTCTTCCCATTCCGCCTCGCCATAGTTAAAGAGGGCGATTTCAGCTGATCGACGGCTAGAAAGTACAGTGCCAAGCCAATTGACAATATCAAGGATATCAATGCGAGTAAGCAGAGAGCCAGCCCTGCGAGTAAGGATTTCGGCAATAGCAGAATAAGCTTTAGCGATTGCTTGATCACCTGAAGAAATCCAGCCGTAGCCTTTGAGACGCTCACCTGCAGGTCGGATTTCAGAGAAGTCCAATACAAGATGTGAAGCTGGATACTTGTGAGCCATAAGCTTGCCGATAGACTTAGCCCATGCTTCAGCTGAGTCACCCACCTTGATAGTCCAGACACCAGTAGCAGCATCATAGGTTTCAACATTGTGCTCCACCCCACCTTTCTCTGTTCGTGTACTGTTAATGATCTCCACTGTGAGGGGTTTAACGAAGCCCGTTAAACTACCAACGATAGGACGGAAGCCAACACCACAGCCCTGGAGCAGGAGCCATAGGATATCCACCACATCATGGATGGTCTCTACATGGGTGAAGCTACAGTTGAACTGAGAGGCTTCTCGTGACTGGGCTACAGATGTACCACCTAGCCACAGGGTTCGACCTGAAGTCAGAACCTTTCGATCAAGCATGAGCTGACGGAACTCAAGAAGTTCATCCCACTCCTCGTCCATCTCTGAAGCTTGCATACCTTTAGATCGTGACCAAAGCCATGCTTGGTGGCTGATCACTCGGTCTACAGTTTCTTCCCAAGATTCAAATGTCTTTCCTTCGTCATCCTTTGGCCTGTTATACGTTCGTCGTGTAATGAGCTGCGCTCGTAAGCTGGGTGTATTCAATTAGGTGTGCTCCATAAATTTATTGGTGGGAAATAAAGGTCAGGCCAATGAACTAACGATTGTCGCCAGATCCCTGAATGGTACCTGACGCCTTCCGCTTCTTTAGTTTTTCAATGTTGGCTTGAGCTATTTCTGTAAGGGATAGGCCAAAGTCATCGGCAATCGCAGAGATGAACCACAAGACATCTCCAAGCTCCTTCTTGAGGTTAAGTCGAAGCTCGTCCTCAGTCAGGTGATGGTCTCGGATCTGCTTGGCTATCAGGGAGTGAACCTCCCCAACTTCACCAGACAGACCTAAGAGAGCATAGGCTTCATCAGCTGAAGCTGTTCGTGTGGTTCTTGCCTTGGTTTGATACTCATCGAAGTTCATAGAACCTCCACGAGCTTGTTGTTGTACCAAGCCATCTTCTCAGCATTCTGCTTTGGATTGCCTTTGTGCATCAGGCGATGCTGGTACTTAATCATGCAGCCACGAAGGTAGCCGCGGTACTCTTCCTCAGTCAGTGCATCCTTAATGTAGTCGATGCACTCAATCGTACCATTGGTGTAGTGAGGAGGAGAGTTTACGAAATCAGGTTCGTCTCTAATCTTTGATACATACTCATCCACCATTTTGCAGGTAGCTGAGACTTCGTGGTTCTTGTAGTCCTGTTCTACCTTTCCATAGGCATCATTGAGTTCTCTGGAGTCCATAGTTTCACTTTCAAATTCTTTTCGTCAAAATCAGATGCTCGTAGAATGCGAGCCACTCGTGCCTGGGTAAGAGCTTCCTCTTCTCCCAAGCCTGCTTTCTTGTAAGCCTTAACAACTACATCCCAGCGATCATGTGAGCTGACATCCAAGAGAAGCTTCTCAGCTGTCTTGATGCCAACACCTGGACACCCTGAGTATCCATCGGTCACATCACCAGTCAGTGTCTGGATCATGTGCCAATAGTCTGCAGTGTCCTGGTCAATCTCAAAGATCTCACCAGTGCCGAAGTTGTAGTGCTTGCCAGGGATTGTCTTCAGATCCTTGTCAATCGTACACATCACATAGTCACCTTCAGGAAACTGCGTGGAGATAATACCCAACACATCATCACCCTCTAGGTTATCCATTGTCTTGCATACGAAGCGATCATTAGCCCACTGACGGAGGAACTTCAGGAGCATAGGCTTACGAGTGCCGGCTCTGTTACCCTTGTACGTAGGGAGGACATCCTTGCGCCAGTTGTGAGCTGAGTCTGAGAAGGCAATGATACAGCTCTCAGTCTCAAGCTTGTTCAGGATACCGTTGAGGGTGGTCTCGAATGCAGCCATGCCATCTTCCTCGTAAGCATGGAGAGTCCAGAGACCATCACCCCAGTTTGTTTCTTTCTCAGAGACTACCGCTGCCTGATAGGCCAGGATGTCTCCATCAATTAGAGCTACCGTCATAAACCAATACCTTCCATGAAATAGGATAGAGTGAAATCATGTGATCTGAAACCATCTTTGCGATCTCCCTGGTCTCAGCCTGGGTGTGGCTATCAAGACGGAGGTTACACATACGAGCGAAGGCATAGACAGAACCTGTCCAGATCCATTCGGTCATGGTGTTCTGAGGGAGAACCATACGTGCCTGTTCAGGACAGACACCCCAGTCGAGCATATAGTTGTAAGTCTGGATGGCTTCACGGACTGAAGCTGCAGCAGCAGTCTTCATGTCATCGTTCTTCTCAACACAGGTCTCACCACTACCTTGCTTCACATTATCAGCTCGTTCACGCCAGGATTCAGGTAGAAAGAACTCAGGCTCACTGTCCACATATCTACGGCTCACCTCATTCCAG